CCCTTCCCTAAAAGTAGCTCAAGAACGAGCTAACCTTTTCGAGAGTCGTAAGACTCAAGAATAAGGCACCCAGCCAATACGGTATCCCTGAGGAGAGGATCGAGGAATAACACCCTCGCATCCGTCCCCCGTACCGTATGTGGCGCAAGCTAGTACTACATCTGGGTGGAAGTAGCGCCAAGAAACTGTCTTCTGTTTCTTGGCCACTAATCCCTTGTAGTACCTGATCCCATCTCGCCAACGAATCTGGTGTCTCGTTTCATCCTTGTCCCACAATATTACGTCGCCAAGGCCTTTGGGGCCTCGAAGACTACGTATTGCAGAAGGTAATGAATCCAAGACGGCAAACCAAGCACGAAGGTCAACGTCAAACTCGCAAGAGTCAAGACGCTGATTAAGTGCATGAAGACCGTTAGCAAATGAGATATACTCTGTTGGTTCATTTGGCAATTCCTTAAGAAAGAAAGGACGTACACTCCTACCGTCGAAATAGTCACCGCCACAGCTCTCCCGGAAGGGAGTATCGCCATGGAATGACTTTTCCGAGTTCAGAGCGAAACCAAAGAACTTGAGAGCCGCGGTTAAATTTCGGACAACATCATCTTTTACAATGATGTCATCCCCGAAAACGAATACGTCTCCACCCAACACGCCAGCATGGCCAGTCTCGCGACTGGCCACACAGGCAATTGCGGCAAAGATAATCGTTTCCAGTTCGAAAGTATAACCGTTCCCCATACTCGAAAACTTTTCGAGTACGACCCAATGCTTATCTATCAGCGTTTTCTTCGATCGAAGATCGTCGAGCTGATCGTGCCAGCTATGGGGTAAGAGGAGTCTAACTAGATTCCTGCTTACGGTGTCGCTTGCATTTGAGAGATCGAGAGTAGCAAACTCCCGCGATACGGAAGAGGCACAAGCAACCCGCTTGTGTATCTCTTGCGCACTGTCAAGATCCCAACCAACTTTCCGAAGTTTCCTCCGAAGAACCCTTCCCAGGGCTAATTGGTAGAACCCATTGATCGAGGGTTCCGCTGCTATGCAGCGGTCGATTAATGCCGTCTTAGGTACCGTTGCGAAACGGTTACCTTGGACAAAGGACAGCTCTCCATGACGTTGAGCCAAAGCGGCTCCCCATTGATTCCCTAACCACTGTGGTAGGAAATAAATGGCGTCACGAGTTAGAGTAGGGTCTGTAGACATTTTGTCGGGTACAGTGGTCTTCCCGCCGCGATCGGAGTAAGTCGCCCCGGGGCCAAACCTTCCCTGAACTAAATCAGGAGGCGCGGCCCCAAGCCAGCTACGGATGATTTTTCGAATATCGCGAATAAATCGCTCAATCCTCGGTACCCTTGGAGCATCTTCTAAAAAGAAGATCCTGTTTTCAGGTAAGTACCGATCAAGTCGTAGGTTTGTTCTGGCACAGTCGCGTTCACCCTGCCACCACTTCTCGATTGCTCGAGAGCGACGCTGGTCATCGCCTGGAAGCTGTTGAAGCTTCTTTAGCAATGACACAGCCGCCGCATCGCGGAGGTAGGATAAAGCATCTGTGTACTGACTCGGTTTGACACTCAACTTCGCCAAACCATCCCACTCCCCATAGCGCAACATTACTGATGCGCTCAGAGCAATAGGAGTTCCGAGGCCCTCATAGAATAGAAGGGCCTGACGCGTCACATCACAAGGCAGCGTCTGCTCGAACATGATGGTTACGCCTTAGTTAGGGGCGTAACCGGCCGAGGCCGCCTGCTTGACCAACGTTTGCGCTAACAGGTTACAAGCCTGGTAGATCGCTTGGTTGATGTTAGTAGCAGGCAAAGCCTGTGGCACTGTCATGATGCCGTCGATCACAACGCGATCACTCGCGCTGTACTTGGTGGTAGTGCTGTCTTGCAACGCATAAGGCGAAACGAAGTTAAACTTCGTCTGCCGCGCTGTCTTGGAGCCGTTCCACAAAGTCCACAACTTGAAAACGTTGCGGAGACCGACCGGCAGAGCAGCCGGCGCGCCAGTGTCCTGACGCCACACGGCGGGGGATCCGTCACCCCCAGAAGCAGAGACCGCATCATAAACGATGTCAGTCGTGCCGTCAAACATTTTGACGGTCATAGACGCCATAGTAGGCATTTTTGTTCCTTAAAGGAGATTTAACGCAAGGATTTCAAACCATTAACAAGTAATGCGCAGGCCGTGAAGCCGCGCTGCCACGAGGGCAGTTTGAAAGGTCGTAAACCGAGACTTGGTAGCGTGAGACCCAAGCTTCGCGACTGACCGCCGCACTCAAATTTCGAGGGCGGCATGTAGAAGGGCGGGTTATCCCATGTTTCCATGGTGGTACCTTTCCAACTAACTGTGGTTAACGGATTTTTGGTAGTCAATCCCCAAAAATCGGTGGCCTGTCCAATAAAGGACTCCACATTGACGAACCAATCTATCACGAATGATAAAGGTATCGTCTGCCACAGGACCTGTGCTGGGTTCAAAATACCCATAGCATTGGCGAGATACAGATTGGGGTTGCTGATCGCAACCTCAACCATCATCTGGACACGTATCTCATAGTCCCAAAAAGTCTGCGACTGATAGAGCCCGGGATCCGCCGATTTCCACTTTCGTGTAGATCGGCTCCGGGCCCGACAGAACACATTCTTGATAGGCTTCTGAAGAAACTGCGTCGCCTCGTAGATGTCCTTTACGACGGGCTCTATACCAAGGTGGTACTCCAACCAGTTGTTCGCGCTTTGTTTTACCGGATGCCTAACCTTAGGGTCAGGCGTCCGCAAAACGCGTCCAGCCGATACGAAGTCACCATGCTTAACAGCTCGGGTAAAGCGAACTAACTGCAAGAGTCGTTTCTCAATCGTCTTCACAGACATAGAGAAGTCGACTAGATTCTCGCCCATTGACGCTCTACTGGAAATTTGGTCCTTAAGCTTCTCGTAACACGCTATCGACGCCTGATTGTATTCGGACATTCCGAGTATACTCGCAAGCGACGGGATAGCGGACGAGGGCCTAGAACTGCTTGGCCCAAAGAGACGTCGACCGTACAGAGTACTATATGGAAGCGGACGATCGATAGGCCTTTTCTGCGCATATCGCTGTTGCCTCCTGTACTTGTCGATCGTGTCGTAACCACCACTGGTATACGGCCCTGTTATCGGTAGTACCATGACTTGGTACCTCCTACTAAGAATAGACGCGATCCTTCACAGGATCAATCACTTTTAGGTCTAAAGTGGTGTCTAATTCGAAGTGTTGTCACGCACGCGCTACCTAACTGCGCGTAAACGTCAAAAGTATGACACGTAACAACTGACATCTCACGATGTCAATCAGAAACCCCCCAGCCTATCGACCTCTCCACGAAGAGACGATCATTTCCCAGACGGCTTTGCGGACGACTCTACAGTCAAACGCAGAGCAGTCAAAGTTGTGATCAACGCTGCAGCCTTCGCAGGCAGCAACGTCACTAGCGGCGAAATCACTTCCCAAAGCGTCTTCAAAGAAGACGGTTCTTCGATCGGCACGACGCGAGTCGGCGACCTTTTGACGAGGGAGCGCCTTTTGGGCGACACCTTCGGTTTTGAAGGGGATTTGATCTTTGCCATACATAGTGCCTCCAAGTGAAGAGAAAGAAGACCTGGG